AGCATCCATGAGGCTTGTGGCCGCAAAAATCCACTCCGTACCTACTTTCATACCTACACGTTCACAAATACATGCGGTCCGAATATCAAGCCCCGCCCCTGGCCAAATAATAAAGTTCCACGATTCACGGATGTGTTCGGTTTTTTATCTTATCCAATAACGTATCGGTTGTTGGACTGCGAATGATACGTATCAAAGTATTGATTAGCCACATGAAGGAGACTACGCCGACAATGATAAAGATTGCCTGCCAGACTGCCGCTGGCACGCCAAAGGCGACTTTAAATTCGGACGAGCAAAATACGGTTAGAACCGCCAGAAATACACCGAACGGACCAATCCAGCTCCGCCGGTCTTCTAATTTTCTAAGGTGGTCATCCAGAACTAATCGCAGCTTGTCGTCAGTAATTTGAATTACTTCCTGGCTCAGGTTACTGTGAACTTGCTGAATCGGCGCAGTCGCTTGCGGAAAGCCGGAGTTATTGGCAGCTCTAGGCATCATTCCTCGCGGTAAAACTGAAGTTGGATGAAATTCGTATCCCCCAACGGTGTGCTATAGAAAGTGACGTATGCATTAAATCCACCATGATCGCCCATGAAAAGATAAGCATCGCCGGATCCAGACCCCAAGGTACCTTTAGAATCAGAAATTTCAAGCACGCCGTAGTCCTCTTCACCGAAGATCTTGGTCATACCAGCTCCCTCGCCTTTTGCGACGAGTCGGAGGTTTAGGCGGATAGTCTCCTCGCCTACCTTAAATTCCAACCACGCATTTTCGCCTTGGCGCAAATAAAGCTGGGCCGTGCCTATCTGCAAGCGGCGTCCTATCGTTACCTTCATTCTTTACCTATAAAAAATTACCTATGGTCAAATAGTAGCATGCTTAACAACTACCGGAGATGTCTGTATTGATGATGGCTCGGCGTATTCCTCCTATGCAGAGATAGGGGCAATTCCTAGAGTTACGCTAAAAGCTACGCCGCCGGTGCGGCCTGGCCGACGCCTACCGCAACATACGGTACTCCGCCTTCGTCAGTTGCCGCTCCATGACGTCGAACTCGCACAGCCAGCCGCCGCGCTCCAAAAGCTGCGGCCGATCCTGATGGGCCTCACGGACGACCAGGCCGCCCAAGCCGAAGCTGCTGTCAGAAATGAATTCCAGATGGCAGTCGATCAGGCGCTTTGCCGGAAATGTCGCGATCTGGTGGTGATGCAACTCCGCACAGCTCGTCTGGCGCTGGAGTGCATTCGAGTGATCGCCGGCCACGACAACCCTGCCTCGGGAACTGCTTGCCTGATGCAGAGCGCCGCGCGGAACGCGCACGCCGCAGGTATAGGTATCCTTCACGCAAAAGCCTATGGCGTTCTCAGGCTGCATCAACTCACAAAGCCATGTCTGTGCGACACCTCTGACGCGGCCGGTCTCGTTCCGTACTTCCTCTATGCCGCTCAGCACCATCTTCCAACCCTTCAGCTGCACCAGCGTAGGCAACTTCAACTGCGCCAGGATTCGAGGCTCACCAAGAGGCTGCAATCTGGCCACCTTGATCGGGCGGCGATTCCCCTCCTCCGTAATCTCAACAACCAGGAGCTCCAGCAGCGAGGCCCCCTCCACCACCGGTGCCGGCGTCGCTAACGCGGCTCCGTCGTCCCGCCGCCGAACCACCCATGCCTTCATCTTATATCCCGAATTAAATACTGTATGTTTGTACAGTATAATAGGCGAATCAGAAAAGCGCTATCATTGGCGATCCATACAAGACAGGCCGACATCATGTGCGTCAACTTCCGCCCGCCCGATCCCGCAATGCTCGAATCCGTCATGGGGGTCATCATCGACCTGCACGACACCGATTTCTGGAAGACGGAGACCTGGAAGGACTACGGTGCTCCGATCGTTCGCCGCGGCGCCGCCGTCCGCGAAGGCGTGCTGGCCAGCTACGGGATGGTGCCGCGCAAGCACATCCCGCCCGGCGTGCGGCCGTTCGACACGATGAACGCGCGCGCCGAGACGGTCGGCCAGCTGCGCTCGTTCTCCGGCGCCTGGAAGCGGACGCAGCTGTGCCTAGTGCCGATGACGGCGTTTTACGAGCCGTGCTATGAAAGCGGAAAGCCGGTACGGTGGGGAATCGGGATGGCGGACCAGTCGATGTTCGCGGTGGCTGGCCTGTGGCGGGAATGGGAAAGCGAGACCGGCAAGGAAGCGTCGTTCACGCAGCTGACCATGAACGCCGATGACCACCCGCTGATGCGCCGCTTCCACAAGCCGGGCGACGAAAAGCGGGCACTGGTGATCGTGCCGCAGGAGGAATGGGATGACTGGCTGGAATGTGAGGACCCGGAGCGTGCGCGCAGCTTCCTGCGGCCCTATCCGGCAGAGCTGATGACGTCGTGGGAATATCCGGTACCGCCGCGCGCGAAGAAGACGGCCGCGCCGGCGGCGGCCGGGACATTGGACTTGGGATTTTGATGGAGGTGAGGATGGAAGTGAATTTGCCGAAGAACGGCGATATCGTGCAGCAGCGCGGTCGGCCGGAAGGACCGGCGATGCTCGTTGCCGGCGAGGCGCTGGGTGAGCATCATGCCTGGGAGGGCGTCCGGAATGGCGTCTACTGCACATGGACGGAGAACGGCGAGGATCGATTCGAGGTCTTCAATGCGAAAGACCTGGTCGTGGTTTGGCAGAGCTAGCTTGCTCCGGCCTTACTTACTCGGCGTTGCAGCTGGTGCGGGCGGCGTCGAACCGGTCGAGGACGGAGTTATAGTCCCGCACAAGCTGTCCGTAGTCGCCGGCGAAGTCGAGAACAGCTGCAGCAGTCGCTGGCAAGAGGTAGGTTCGCGGCGCTGGCGCAGCGTCGGCTCCAGTGGCGGCACCTTCGGGCGCTCCGCCTTCAGGAAGCGCACGGCCGGATCCGCCGGAGGTGTCGATTGACAGGCGCTCAGCACCGGCAAGAGCAGCGGCAATAGCAATACGTTTCGCAAATTCATGATCGGTCCGTTCTTTCTGCTGGCGGTCGGCCAACTGGTCAAATTTCAGCTGCAGCGCGGCGCTCTCCGCATGCGCCTTCTTGGTCTCGGCGCCGGCCTCACGCTCGGCCGCCGCCTTGATTCCGGCCTCTGATGCCACCCACTCAGCTTTCACGCGCGCGGCGCCGGCGGCGTCGCCTTTCGCGATCAGGTGAGCGTCGTACTGGCCCTTCGCCACCACCAGCGCGCACAACAGAGCCGCAGCGGCCAGCGCCTTCCACCACCAGGGTATGAGGCTCACAGCGCCGCCCACGCGCGCATGTACTTCGCCGGCCGCACCTGGACGACGTTCCGGGCATGCTCGCGGTTGATGTCGCACGCTGAACGGCCGCCGTACAGCGCCTGACGCGACTTGAGGCAGTGCAGTTCAACATGGCCGAACCACTGGCCAGCGTCGCAGCCAGCGGTCAGTGCGCAGGCTCGGCGCTCCTGCTGCACGCCACCGGCGCCGCCGTTGTACGCGGCGTCACCGAAGGCCAGCGCCGCCGGCGCCGTGCGGAACGGGCGATAGGCGTCGCGGCTCATCAGCACGATGGCGCGCAGCTGCAGGTCCGGCCGACTGTACGCGGTATCCCAAGTCCAACCATCAAGTTCGGCGCCGTATTGCGCGCGCAGGCCGGCCAGCGAGTCGAAGCGCAGCGTGCCGTCGGCGCGCCAGGCCCGGGTGATCTGCTCCATGCCGGCGCCCTCTTCTCGCGCCGACTTCAGCCGGGCCGCCGGATTCCAGCAACTGCGCGACTTCAGGCTCGCACACGATTCCTGTTCAACCAGGCCGGCCAGCAGCACCGGGGCCGGGTGGGCTGGCCACAGGCGATGCTGCTCAGCCTTCAGCACCGGTAGATACTTGATAGCACCGGCCGGCAGCTCGCCGGCGTGTGCGCGCGGCGCGAATACCATCAGCAGGCCGACCAGCACGATGGCGATGGCAATCAGCGCCAGGCCGGCGCCGGTCGGCTCGTCTCCGGCGCGCTGGAACAGGCGGCGCATGTCCGCCTCGGGATAGTCCATCAACGCCTTTCGGGCCCAGTGCGATGCCGCTACAGCCCATACCGCCTGGATCAGCGCGACGCCACCAAGGAACGTCGACCAACCGCTGTCCGGATCCGAGGACAGCGAAAGCGCGGTGGCCAGCATTGCGCCGCCCAGCAGGAACAGCGAGCGGTGCCGCGGCGCACCGCGTAGGAATTTCGGAATCATGGTTTTACCCTTTCAATTAGGCGCTGCAGTTTGTCGTCGATTGCTCGGTAATCCTCGCGAACCACGTGCTTGAAGTCATCGGTTTCCTTATCCTGCCGCGTGTCGACAGCGTGCTGCGCCGCCGTCTGCTGCTCGAGCAGAGTCACACGCGTGTCGAACTTGGAGCCCAGCACCACCAGCGTCGCAATAGCAGCGATGGTGGAAAACAGGTGCGTGATCGACACGGACTTTTCGAGGTGCCACTGGCCGCGCGGCGGCTGTTCCAGTTGCTGGTTTTGATCTGGCATGGCGCCCTTTCGTATGGTGGGGGGGGGTTACGGATTCAGTGCGGCGGCCAAGATGAAAAACTGATCCATGCCGGCCGGGGTGTAGCCGAGCACCGGGCCAAACTGCTGGACCCACTTATTGTCCCGACGGAAGGTCTGCGCCAGGTTCAGGTAAGCCTCGACTTCCTGACGATCCGGATCCGGCAGTGCCGCCACCAACTCGATCAGCTGCCCGAGCTTGCCCTCGCGGATCAGCAGCAGGTGCGCATTGAGCATCGGCACAGAATCTGGAATGGCAACAGGCATTTCGACATCCGGTTGCTCGCCGGCAGCAACCCGCCAGTGCCCAGGAAATTGTGATTCGACGAACGCGTGATCTGCGACGATCTTGTTGATCGCCACGCCCGCATCGTTGAGGATTTCATAGATCATGGTCAGTTCCATTCAAAAATTGCAACTGCATTTGCGCCGGCACTGACGGCAACCGTCCCTGTTGATGTGGTGCTCATCGCCACGCCGCCGACTGCCCCTCCGAGCGTGCTGACCGATGCTGTCAATGAACCTGATGCCCCATACCCCACCACACCGCCGGTGCCAGCTAGCACACCACCGGTTCCGCTAGAGATTGAACTCGAACTCATGGATGGATAATATGCCGCTCCCGAGCCGGCGCCATTACCCCCTGCGCCTGAGCTCACAGCCGATCCGGTGCCTCCGCCCTGACCATTGAGCAGCAAGGGCGTTGAGTTGGTAATTTCTGCGGCGCCCGGAGTACCCGACGTTGTGATGGAAGCCGCTGAAGCCGAAGCGGATCCTCCGCCGGCGGAAACCGCCGAAGCGCCTGTAGCTGATCCGGACCCACCGCCTACGCCAGCTCCGCCGGTTGCAGCCATTGAGAAAGACGAATTGGCAGCCGTAGCGGCGCCACTGGAATATCCCACGCCTCCCCAAGGGATAGCTCCCCCACCTGTGGCGGCCATACTCGATAGAGCCGTCCCGGATGTTGCAATGCCGGAGCCACCTCCGGAGAAATTGAGATCCCCGCCGCTTGCCGTACCACCAACTGCAGCTGCAGCGACTGCCGCACCACTAGTAACAATGGTGGCCTTGCCACCCTGCCCGCCATTCGCCACCATATTCAGTCCACCAGGTCCGGTCACCGAAGAATTTCCGCCAGCGTTACCCTGCTGTACAGTGCCGGGCGCGCTGATGCTGATTGCTGTGCCGCCAGCTGCCAACGTCGCAGTGAATACGTCGCCGGCCTGTGCCCAAACCGTCTTCACGCATAGGCCGCCCGTGGCGCCGCCAGAGGCAGCTACCGAGTGCACCCCTGTAGAACCGAGCGCTGCACCTCCATTTCCCGACGCACCGCTGTGCGTAATACGCAGCCATCCGGTCGTGGGAGCGGTAAAGGTGCCGGAAGACGTCAGCGATCGGCTGACACGGAATGACGGTTGTGCGGCTACGGCCAAAGCTTGTCCGTTTGCGCGCGTCCAACTGGTGACCCGTACCACGCTACTACCCTCGCCGCGAAACACGACAACGTCCCCTGCAGCGCCCTGAACGTTCGCTCCTGTTGGCAGGATCAGGTTCGCTCCGTTGGTGAACAACGGCGCGGCGTCGAGCGTGATCTCACGTTCCGCACCCTGTGCGAGGGTCACAGCCGTTACGGTGACGCTGCCGGTCAGGTGCAGGTAATTGCCTGTGGCGGTGTCGAGGTTGACGGTGGAGGCCGACGCGATTGCGCCGCCCTTTTGCTCGTTGAGCACGCCTGTCTGGGCCGCGGGGCCAGACAGGGAGACCGTCCAGGCGGACAAGGTCGGGAAAGTTCCAGGCGTCACCAGCCCGATGTTCGTGACGTAGACCTGCAGCGCGCCAGTGCCCGAATTATAGGAATCGATCGATCCGTTCATCCAGTTACGCGGTGACGCGGTGCTGGCGATCGTGCACGGCATACCAGGCGAAAGTGTCTTGCCCGTCTGGATTGTCAGCGACTGCGCGCCGAGGCCAACGGTCAGCGACGTCGTCGACGTGCCGTTCGAGCCAGGGCCGGAAACAGCCGTCGACGCGGAGACGGCGGCAGCGGCAGCGGCGTCCTCCGCTAGTTCAACTTGATGGGCCGCAGCAGCAACCTTCGCCGCCGTATCCACCATCGTATCGCTAACCATCGGGAGTAGATGGGTCCGGAAGCCGCCGGCCTGCATATCCTTTGGCGTCGATCCATCATCCGAATAGGTATTGCCATTGACTATGACTTGGGTCATTACAGGAGTTCCTTCACTTCAAATGCTGCGCTGTTGATATTGCAATAGGGGTATTCGATTGAACTCAGCGTACGTATGCGCGCGAGGAAGCGCCGGCGCAGCGCGTGTACGGTGTCGGCAGGGTCATGAACGAACAGCACCTCCTGATCGACGCCAGCGCGTCGCTGCAATTCGAAGGCCTGGGAGAATGCCTCATCCTGATCCATCCAGTTGAGTGCAAACTTGGCGACGCGGTACGGCGTGCGCTGCTGGAAATATTCGGCACCACCAATCGCTTCCTGGACACCGGTCTTCGTCTCCCATGCGATCGAAGCGCCATAACTCATGTTGAGCTTGGGCTGCCAGACCGGCCCGATGAAGAGCCTGCCGATCTGCAGGTAACCATCGGGATTGGTAGGGTCGCTGATTTCGACGCGCCAGTACCGCGCCACTTTTAGAATTGGCAGTATGTGATCCAACTCGGTGGTGTAGCCCTGCGTCTGCTCGACGGTGTATTTTCCGCTCCAGAAATTATCGTCCTCCCACTCCAGAGTTCCCCATGGGTAGACCACGGGCCAGACGTCGAGCCAGCCAGAATCGTACGAGAGCACCGCGAACGACGGCGATGCCGATGCCATGATCCGATAGATGCCAGCCAGTGTGATGTTGTGGTTGCGCAAGCTCAGCGCCTGATTTTTTGTTCCGGCGCCGAGGTCGATGTCGAACTTGGTGCTGGCCGGTGCTGTATTGACACTGCGCGCGACTTTACCAATTACCCGACTCTGCAAATTTGATAGCGGCAAGGTCGCAGCCCAGGAACCACCGCTCAATACCGCAGCGTCGGTCCGATTCGGAAAGCCCAACATACAATTTGCCATTCATCAGCCCCAGATCGTGAGAGTCACTTTGTTGCTCGACAGATTCGGCGCGATGCCGATGATGCGAAACAGGCGGCCCGTTTGCAAGTCGTAGCGCGGATAGTTCACGGCGACCAGGTCCAGCATCCACAGACCGGCGGCGGTGAGGAATGAAAGATCGGCTGGGATGTCGAATACGTCCCGGCGCACCTTGTAGAGGGCGAGCAACCGCGCCGCCTCCGCGTCCGCATCTGCCACGGCTGTCAGCAGCGTGTCGACGGACATCGTGTCCGACAGCAGCCATTGGTTTTTGATTGACAGGTCCGCCGCGTTCGAGGCGCGGAACTCTTCGCTGACAAACGGCTCGCGCGCCGACGCCGATCCAGCCAGGCCGGATGTCTGCACGGTGTAGTTCTTCGCGTAGTTCACGGTCACGCCACAGACAGGTATTCCGTTGTCCTTCGGTGCGCGGCGCTCGATCCCGTCCAGGATGTCGAAGTCCGAGAGGGTCGCCTTGGCTACACCGACGGGCGCGGTCAGGCGCCCCATCCGCAGCACGCCGGTGGCGTCGAAGCCATAGTAGACGCCAATACTGGCCGCCACCTGGTCCATCGCGTTCGCGAACGTGGTACCGGCATCGTCGATCCAGATGCCGACAACGGCGGTGTTGAGGCCATCGAGAGCGGTGATGTCGGCGGTGGAAATCTCCGCCGTGGTCAGTCCCGCGTCTGTCGCCAGCGCCCGCAGCACCTGCGCAACCGTGCGCGCCGCCGCGTTGGCACCCTGGGTGACGTCGGCCGTGATCTGCTCCGCACTGTAGCTGCCTAGCCGGAAGTAGCCGCCGGCCGGCCATGCGCGGTATGTGCCAGCCGACGGAGCGTTCGTCTCCATGTCGGATTGCGACGTGTAAGCGGTTCCTGCCGTCAGCGCCGCACCGTTGGAGTAGACTGCATCCACCGAGTTGCACAAGCCTATCTCGCAGATAAGGCGCGAGGTGTTGACCATTGGCGGCGAGACGTTGAATACCTTGCCATAGGCGACCGGGCGCGGCTTCCCTTTCAGGTCGGCTACGCCGTCCAGGCCGTTCGGCAGCGCGTTCGTTCCGCCGTACAGCGCGGTCCGAGCTTGCTTGTCGAAGACAAATTGCTTGTCCTTGATCTGGATGATGGCTTTCGTCCAGGTGCAGTCGACGCTTTCCACAGTGGCGGTGAGTACGATCCGGAAAGATCCGGGATAGGCGCCGCCGGTGCCGCTGCGGATCACCACCGGACGGCCGTCGAAGGAGTACTTGACCCAATCGTCCAGCTGGCCGTCGATGTTGATCAGCGTGATCTCGCCCGTTTCCAGCTTCGTCGCGCCGCCGGTTCGGCCGTCCGAAAACGCATGCAATCCAATGGATCCGGGGTCGTCGACGCACGCCAGGAATGCAACGTTAGCAGGTATATCGCCAGGCTCGGTTACGAAGCCATCGGTCGACACATAGAAGGTTCGCAGCGTGCCGGCGGCGTCGACGGCCGCAGTCAGTTCGATCAGGATCATGCGGTCGCCTTCGCTAACACGCGCTTCGTATCGTCGAGCCTATTGGCCAAGGAGCTGAGCATGTTCAGGGTTGCATCAGCAACTGCTCCGCGCTGCGTTTTATCAGCGCGCAGTTCAGTCAGAACGACACGTAGAAGTGCGTTGGTTTCCTGCATCGATATCGTACCGCCCATCATTTGGCGTGATTGATTGGCGGTATAGACTCGGGTCGGCTGATCGAAATTGACGACCTCCGGACCTTTCTCCCCTACTACAGACCATCCAGATGCTGTTCCGCCATTTTCATGAGCATCCAATGCACCGCTAGCTAAGACGCTCTTCCAAAAATCCGGGATCGACGCCGCCAATGCATCCTGCCCCACCGCCTCAGTCGAATTGCGCTTCAATACAGCTGCGAAATCGGCCGCATAACCAGCGCTACCGCCAAACCACGCTTTCGATGCATCCAGAAATACCTTTTCCGCATCCGCCAACTTGCTGGAATCGGCAGTTTCGAACTGGCGCTTTGCCTCAACGTATTTTTGCTCCGGCGATAGCGTTGAGGAATCCCCGACCAGCAACGTATCGTTCAGCGCGCGGTAGGCCTTGGCGGCTTCCCGGGCCTTGGTCATACTGTCGGCCAGCGCGTTGCCAAAGGTTTGCGTCGCAGCAGCGGCAGACGTTTGGGCTTGTTTGATCACCTCGGCGGCGGCTTGCTCCGCCGAAGCGGATGCCTTGAGCCCGGCGAGCCGGTCGTACAGCGCGATGGTGCTTTCGTCCATCCCCTTCGTTTCCAGAGCGCGCACTTCGGCCGCCGTCATATTCGCCTTGAGCAGGTCATTGATCTGTTTCTCATACCCGGCGTTGGTGCTGGCCAGGGCATCGGCCGCTACCTTCTGCGCGTCCAAGGCGTCCTTCGCAGCCTGCGCGGCCTGCACCTGGTCGTAGATGGCCACGTTGTATGGATCGATCGAGCCGCGCGCCTTGGCGGCCAGCTCGGCGGACGACATGGTCAGCTCATCGAGCTTGTTCTGCAGGTCGGTGCGCTCATCCGCAATTTCCTGCTCGGATTTCGTCAGGTCGACCGTGGCCGCGTGGGTTTTGGCGAATGCGCCCTCCAGTGCGATCAACGCCGCATACTGCTGGGCCCCGGCTTCCGTGGCCAAGGCGCCCGACTTCGCCAGGTTGAGCACGGTGTCCTTGAACTGGTCGCGCGTGGTGACACTGGCCAGGCCCATGGCGGCCAGCTGGTCGGTCACATATTTTTGCACCGGCGCCAGCTGCTCGGCCTGCGTCAGGAAGTCCTGGTTGAACGATGCGGTCTGGCTGGCCAAGGTATCGATGCCGCCGGACAGTTCGATCAGCCGTTCGCGCGCGGCGATGCTGGCCGCGCCAGTGGCACCGAACGTAACGCCGGAGCTGGCCAGGATCGAGTCGAGCTTGGCATAGTCGCCAGCGATGCGCATCACTGTCTCGGCGTATCCTTCTCCGACCTTGCGGAACTGGTCGAGCTGCGGGAACGCCGCCGCGGCAATGTCGTCCATCGATTTCGAGATAACCGAATTCAGCGCGTCTGTCAGCGCGGTGCCTGTCAGCCCCTTCAACGAGACCTTCGTGCTTTCCAGCGTCAGGCCATCGAGAACCTTGATCACGTCGTCGGCGGTCCCGCCCATGGCCATGGAGGCGGCCTTCAGCGATCCTTCCAGGTTGGTGAAAATCAGGCCGAACTGCTTCGACAGCTCGTCGTTCAAGCCCTGCGTCTGGATCGAGTTGCTGGTGCTCTTGGACAGGCCGAACCAACTCGATTTGGTCGTATCGACGCTCGCATACTGGTCGAAGCCCTGGCCCTGTTGTAGGCTACGTACGCTGCCGCCGTACTGCAGGCCGGAATCGACAATGGACTGCGTCGTCTTACCCCAAATACTCTTAATGCCGCCGACGATGGCACCGCCGACCGCGCCGATGGCCATGCCGATCGGGCCGGCGATGTATCCCCCAATCATCGAGCCAACTTGCGCCCCTGCCGCGACCGAAGCCCCCGTAGATTTCGAGACGGTGCCTTCCTTGATGTTCATGTTCGTGCCGTCGGTCAGGCCGGGCGTGCGCACCACCAGGTTCGTCAGTCCGGTCATGGCCGATTCGATGTTCTGCAGCGCGGTGAGCATGCCCTGGTTGATCGGCAGCATGCTGTCCGAATTCGTCTTCAGCATCTCGATCGAGCGACGAACAGAATCGGATTTCGCGCTGCTGTCACCGAAAACCGACCCCATGCCCTGGGCCTTCTGCACGTCAGCCGCGGTCATGCCACCGCCGCTGCCGCCACCGAAACTCCCGACTACCTTTGCGCCGATGGCGATCACCGCCGCCAGAGTTGCGGCGCCGGCGGCGAGGTTCGCCGGGAACGGCAGCGACGCAAGCGCTTTGACGACTGCGGTCACGCCCCAAGCGCTGGCCTCGGTCGCAGCCAGGCTGGTCGACGCCGCCGTGCTGGCGGCCTCGCCGGTGACCTTGGTGGCGTTCAGCGCGACGTTCGCCGCGACCTCGCCTTCCTTGAACAGGATCTTCTTGGCCATGGACTCCAGGGCCAGCGCCATCTCGTAGGCGCGGTACGCCTTCTCGGTGGTCTGCAGCACCTTGTAGCCGGCGGTGTTCTCCTTGAAAAAGCCTTTCGCGGCGCCGGCCATGTCGCCATACGACTTGACCTGCGCCTGGGCCGATGCCGATGCGGCCTGGCTTTGCGCCCTGTAGATCTTCGCCTGATTGCCACCCGAATTTGTGATGTCGGCCGCCAGTTGCGCGGTGATCGCTGCCTGCGCGGCGCCGTAACCGGTCAGCGCCGTGGTCAGGCCCCCGATCGCAGCGCCGACCTTGCCAAACGACGCCTCCATGCCGGAGGCGGCCTGGCGCGCGGCCGCGTCGACCGACTCCATGACCTTCAGCACTTCGGTCGCGCGGGTCAGATCCACTTCGGTCAGGGCACGGGCCGACTGATTTGCGTACCACGTATCGAATTGCGACTGCAATGCGCGCTGCGCAGCTGAACCTTCGGTAGCCAGGGCGATACGCTGCCGCCAGACGTCCGCTTCGACTTCCAGACGTGCGGCCGCACGCTGACGATCGTCGCTGATGGAATCGATCGCATATTTTTGGTTTTCCACGCGCAGCTGCTCGGCACCGGCACGTGCCTGCTGTTCACCCATGATCGCGGCGATACTTCCCTTGCGTGCTTCGGTCGCAGCATTCTGGTCGGCGATATCTTGCGCGGTGAAGACATGGCCCTGCTTCTGCCAAGTAGCTAGGAGCTGACGGGCCTCGGTATCCACTTTGATCTGCGCTACCGCGATCGCGCGCGCCTCCGCCGTCTTACCGAAGAGCGACACTTCATCCTGTAATTGCTGCTGCTCGGATGCGGAAGCGGCAGTCCAGGCGTTGGCTTGGTTGGCCACGGCCTTCGTCGCGGCAACCGATGATTCATTGATAGAATCGTCGGCATCTTGGATGAGGTTTTTCCGGCGCTGCTGCAGGACGGCCAACGCGCCAACATACTTCGCACGTTCGCTCAGGTCGGCTTTTCCACCGGCAAGGTCGATCTGCTTCTTAATGACCTGCGCCTCGCCATCCAGATCCTGCAGCTGCATGTCGCGCTTGTCGGCGTAATATTTCTGGTCGCTGATCAGGCCCTGTTTATGCCGGCTTTCGAGCGCAGCCAAGTTACCAGACAGCATTTCGTGATCGAGCGCGCGCTGCGCCTCAAGCGCCGCCATGCCCGCATTGTTCAGCGCACTGTAATTCTGTCGCACCTTTGCCAGGCGCTTGTTGATCGCATCGTCGGATTCGCCGGCATCAAGGCCGAGCTGCTTCTGGCGGGTCAGCTCGATTTGCAGCTGCGCTTCCTTGGACAGGTATTTGACACCTTCCTGCTTCCATTTGACGCCAGCCTCCTCCAGCTTGGCGCTGTCGGCAATTACCTGGGCGTTCCAACGTTCAGCCTCGCCTTTAGCCTTGGCGCCATCAATCAGTTTCTGTTGGGCGGTGATTTCATTCTGGATGGCCTTGACGTTGCCGGCCCGCGGCGACACGCGATCGAGATCCTGAGCCACCGGCAACTGTTTCCGGAGTTCGGCAATTCGAGATTCCGATTTCTGCACAATCTGGGTATCGGTGTCCTTGCGACCCAAATCCAGGAACTTGTCCCATGCGCTCTTGGCGAAATCGCCAGTCGCCTTCCAAGCCCGCTGCACGGTCCCAAGGCTGGCGACCAGATCCGCCGAGCGCTTCTCCGCCGCCGCCGCCCAGGTCTGCTGCGCCAGTGCGGCAGCTTCGTCTTCCTTGCCTTGGTCCTGCAGCGCCTTGATCTGCGCGTAGGTCGACGCGGTCAGGTAGTGATACTGCTCGTTCAGTTTAATACTTGCATCGACCGGCGCCTTACCGAGCGCGACGAAGTCTTCCACCATCTTCTCCGCACTGCGCGCGCCAGCGTCCTGCGCGGCGACTGCTGCATGGGCGAAGCTCTTCAGATTGTCTACGGAGACCTTGCCGGAATCGACCAGAGAGGCCAGCACGGCCGAGGCTTGGGACTGCGTACCGACGCTGGCGCCGATGCCGCGCGCCATGTCTGCCAGCTGATTCGTGGTGGTGCCGGCCACGTTGCCGGACATGATGATGGACTTGTTATAGGCATCCGCCTCCTTGCTGCCCTCGCTGTACGCGTAGGCTAGCGCCGCGGCGGCGCCGGCGGCCAGGGTGAATGGGTTCACCAAGCCAACTACATAGCCACCCAGCGCCCGCGCCGCGCCGCCAGCGCTGCCGAACATATCGCGCAGCTGGCCGCCCTGCTGCAACAGAACAGTCAACGGCGCCTGGCCGGCCTGAAGGCTAACGACGATGTCGGTGAATTGGGCAGGAACTTGGCGCAGCGCCGCAGCGGTCTGCGCGGCCGACACCGTTGTGCGGCCCAACTGCTGCGTGGCGCCGGCGCCGAGCTGCTGCAGCGATGCGGTACCGGAGGCACGCAGGCGCTCAAACTCCTGAATCGCCTGGTTCGCCTGCGCCGTGATCACTACCCGTGTTTCAGCCATTTTCCCTTTGCTCCCGCCACGCCTTCAGGGTGGCCCTCTCCATTACCTGGATTTCTCTCAACTTGCGCCGCTGGTCGCGTGGCTTGATGCGCCACATCCTCATCACGCTCTCGACGCTGGGGTAGTGCAGGCCGACCGCGCCGTCCATGCTCACCACCCACTGCGTCATGACCGACTGGAACAAATTCCAGCTTGGGACGTTTTCGGGCCACAGGTAGAGTGGCTCCAGCACCTCGTCCGCCTGGACCGCAATCAGGCCAAAGTTGGCTAGCGCCTCATCCAGCTCCGACCGCTCCTCGTCACGCTGCACAGGCGATTCAATCTGCCCGAGCGCAGCGCACCGCGCGACCCAGGCTAGGTTTTTTCCACCGCGTTGACGGCCTTCATGTAGGCGTTGAAGGCGACAATCGTCAGGCCCTGGATGTCCAGCATGGCCGCGAAGGCGTCCTCGCAGAAGTCCGCAGGGGTCTTGTCGTCGTTGAGCACCAGGCGCTGGCCGGACCAGCCGGTGGTTTCCTGCATCAGGAAGTCGCGCGGGCTCAGCACGCCGAACTTCTCGGCCTGATCCTCGGCGCCGAGCCGGTTGCAGACGAGGCTGAATTTGTAGTCTTTCTCCTTGCCTTCGCCATCGGCGATCTTGACCCAGACCGGAACGTGTACGACATCGCTGATGGCGAGCAGATATTTCTTGGACATGACTTTCCTTTATGAGGGCCCTCGGGCCCGGAGATTTAGAAACTGGTGACGATGCGCAGCTCGTCGTTGCCGGAGACCGGGATGGCGCGCAGCTTGTAGCCGATCAGGCGCGAGCCGTTGATCTCCTCCTTGGTCGGCTCGGTCAGCTGCACGGAAGGCATGAAGACGAGTACCTTGTCGTTTGCGACGGTGCCGTGGACCAGGCCGATGCTGCGCTTGGTCGTCGCCAGGACGTCCGCGTACATCGCCACCTCCTCAGCGGCGGTCTGCTTCAGCTTGATCGAACCGGTGATCTGGCGGTCGGTGATCGGCACGGACTCCTCGCCCAGCAGCGGCTCGAACGGCGCCGAGATGCCCAGGTCGATCATCAGGCCCTGGCTCGGATATGGCGTGCCGCCGGCCAGCACCGGCGCCACGACCGCCGCATGGGTGGCGCCGAAGGTCAGGTTGCCGGAGTTGGCATCGATGACGATCTGCGGCACGCGCCATGCGGTCAGCGTAGTCGCGGGGTTGCCCGCCGCTGCGATGCCGCCGTTGATGGCCACGAACTTGAACGAGATGACCGGCTTTTGGCCCACGGTCAGGTCCATCGTCGCGGTACCGCGGGCGCCGAGGCCCTTGTGCAGCACGCCGTCGTCGTACCAGTAGATCGTCGAGGACTCGAACACGTCCGACACTGGCGTGTAATCCACACGGGTATCCTCGGTCACGGTTTCAGCGAAGCCGATCGAGCGCATCAGCGGCCCCCATGCCGGCGCCTCGCCGAGCATGCCCGAACCGACGAGTTCGATGTCGAAACCCATCTCCACGTAGTTGGTGCCGACCAGCTGCTCGGACGCGCCCAAGTAAGCGCGGATGATGGCGCGGTCGACGTTTTGGGCGTTGAGCGGGTTGATGCTCAGGTTGCTGACCACCAGCGCGTTGGCCGCGCCGGTGGGAATGGCATCGGTGCCGTAGGTGGTTTCGATCTTCGCCAGAATGGCGGTCTTGCGGATGAGGCGGCCCATGATTACTCCTGTGCGGTGGGTTCGGGTTCGGTTGCGACGACGGCGGCGACCGGCACCACCTTGGTCAGCACGCCGGTGGCTGGGTGGCGCCTGTAGCTGCCCCCCTCGGTTGGCTCTTCGTGCACGACTGGCGCGCTGGCCAGCGCTGCCTCGCCGGCACGATCGATGGGCACGTCGCTGGCGCCCGGCTTGGTATTTTTTCCGGAACTCATGGTGTGAGCGTCCTTCCTATGGTTTGGTGTGAAACAATAAATTTCGCGGTGATGCATCCCAGCCCGGTATCGAGTTCGTCGACATCCCAGCCCAGCGTGTCGCCTTCCATCGGCTCGACATCCATCGCCAGGCCGCCCAGGGTGGGCTCCCCGGCAAGCGCTGCGAAGACCTGCGCGGCAACGGCGTCGCACTCCTCGTCAGGCTGGCCGCCCACGCTGCGCCCGTAGCACTCGACCTGCAGCAACGTACGCCACTCGGTGCGACCACCTTGGATGGACGCCAGCAACGACGTGCTGCGGGTCAGGCGCACCACCACGCCGGTGGGGCTGTCAATACCGATGGCCCGGGTACGCCAGGCGTAGACCTTGCCGCCGGCGACGCCCGCGAGCTTCAGCGCATCAACCACGGCCAGCGCGATCTGGCGCTGCGCGGTCGTCATGCCTTCTCCAGCAGGATCAGGGTCAGGCCAGTCGGCAGGGCGCCGTCCGGCTGGCGATCGACGACGGTCCAGTTGGCGCCGTTGATCTGGATCTGGCTGTCGATAAAGTCGTCGGGCACATCGGCGTTGCTGATCACCATTTGCGGCGACGCCGCGCCCATGCCCGTCACTCCCACCATGCCGGCTTTGTATTCGGCATCGAAGATGACCAGCACATTGACGCCAGCGATGATGGCGATCGCGTTGGCGAGCTTTTTCATCGCAACGCTGTTCATCCTGGCTTCGAGCGTGTCGAACATGATCAGGCGTTGATCTTGGTGTTGAGCGTGGTGACTCCGTTACCGGCCGCATATGCCGCGTAGCCGGCCAGCGTGTTGCCGCCGGCGGTCGACGTCAGGCGGCTGTTGCCGGCATCCCAGTACACCAGGTCGCCCTGGGCGATGACGTCGGTGGACAGCTTCGCGATCGACCAGACGCCGGTGACGCTCGCACTGCCGGTGCTGTTTGCCGGGATATCCCGCAGCACGACACCGATACGCTTACCCATCAGCACCACGGCGCCGGACGCAACGGCAGCGCCGCCCGTGGCGTAGTCCAGTACATCGCCTTCTTGAATGTAGTTCTTCGACATGAGTCGCTCCTATTGATTGAGTCGGTGATCGCCGGCGCCGCCGGCGATGGCGCGCCGGTTACGCGCCCGGGTTTTTCTGCATGGTGCGGAAATCCAGCGCCTTGACGCCGGCGTCCATGCGCACCTTGAATTCGACGCCGTCGACATGCCAGCCCTCGCGCTGCTCCAGCGTCGGGGTCTGGTTGCCGTCCAGGTAGCTGACCTCGACGGTGTCGTGCATCGACTGGTCGGCGGTGCCGTACCAGGTGGTTGCGGAGGCTGCATCCAGGCGTGCATCGGCGATCACCTCGAAGGTGCCGCGCACGGAGTTCGGCACCGTGTTGTTCTTGGCGGCGGCGCCGACTTCGAATTCACTGTCGCGCACCACGTTCGCCGTACCACGCAGGGCGCGCGGCACCAGGATCTTGGCCAGGTTGATGTTCAGGGTCGAGCCGGTCGCGTCCTTCTGCGTGCCCATCGCCACGCCCATGACGTCGACGGAGCCGGTGCTGATCGCCGAGCCGGTCAGCAGGTTGCCGTGCGTCGCGTGGAACAGCGCCACGCCGTCGGCCATCGTCGGATTGCCGGTCAGGATCGCGTAGACCAGATCGCCGATGGTGCGAATAGCGGCGCGGCCCATGGCCTTCGGAATCTTGGTGAAGGCGTTCAGGTCGTCGTTGATGACGGTGTGGCGGGTCAGCGAGAACAGCTTGCCGTAGGTCGCCAGTTGCACCGTCTCTCCGCGCTCGCCGATGTCGGCGTATTTGTATTCCGCGCCGTCCGGAACGTTCGCCAGCGTCGGGAACGTGTTCAGGTCCACGCGCTTGCCGGGCTTGAAGTCGCCCAGGCTGCCGGCCGATGTCCACAGCTGGAAGGTTTCTTCCGCTTCGTCGTAGCCCTTCATCATCGCCTTCTCGGCGACGTTGGCCAGCAGCAGCGGGAAGTCGCTGCCGGTATGCGTGAAGGCGGCGGCCACCAGATCCATCTTGCTCATGCCGCGGGCGTTGACGCCGGAATGCGCCAGGCACTCGCGGGCAATGTCCATCAGGCTGAAGCTGCGGTAGTTGTTCGCGCGGTCGTCCTTGTCCAGGCTAGCACGGCCCAGAATCGATGCAGTGACGCCGGCGCGGAATTTATCGCGCGAGTCTTCCAGGGTGATGATGTGCGAGCCGGCGACCGGCGACGCATCTTTGCCCAACTGCGCCAAAATCTTGGTGTTTGCCTGCTCGACGGTGCACTGCTGGTCCTCGACGCATGCGGCCTGGATTTCCGGCATGCCGGCCACGCCGGCAAACTTGGCGAAGGCGGCTGCGATGTTGGCGCGGCGATCTTTGTCGGCGGCCAGCGCGGCCGTCGCTGCGGCAGTTGCTGCGGCCTGAATTGCGGCGGTGTCGGCGGTGCCGGCTGGTGTGGTGACTACGGTCATGGCGGTGCTCTCCTTGGGAGTGATGGTGGGTTGAAGCGCGGCAGCAGCCGCCGGGGTGACTGAGCGCGGGAATGATGCGTACCGCGCCTTGATGGGGCCGTTGAGTTGCGCCGAGGCGGCTAGCGGCAGGGCCGCGACAACGGAGTCGATCAGATTGGCGTCGAGCGCTTCCTGCGCGGTATACCAGTGGTCTTTGCCGTCGGTGAGGAGCACGAGAGCCGCAGCCTTGTCGCCCGAGCGAACGGCGTAGCTGGTGGCCATCGAGGCCGCGTAGGTGTCGAGCATGTCGGCCTGCTCCCGCAAATCCACGGCGTTACCCCAGGTATAGTCAACCCAAGGAGCGTGGATCATCATCAGCGCGTTTTCAGCCATTTCGATGCTGTCTCCGGCCATCGCGATCAGGCTAGCCACCGAAGCGGCGATGCCGTCAACGATCGTGGTGACCGTCGCCTTGTGCCGCTGCAGCGCGTTGAAGATGGCGATGCCGTCGGTGACGGAACCGCCGTAGCTGTTGATGCGCACCGTGATCTGGTCAGCGTCCAGCGCGGCCAGCTCGCGTACGAAATCTTTGGCGGCGACTGTGTCGCCGTACCAGCTCTCACCGATATCGCCGTAGATCAGGATCTCGGCAGCCGCCGCCGCGACCACGCCAGCTGGTGGGCGGGCGTTGGCGCGGATGGCGTACCACTTCGCTGGTTCTGCTTGTTGTGCTGTAGGTGCGGACATTATGCGTTCCTTATTCGGTACGCATAGTTTCCGTTTTGACGAGTCTCATTTCTACGTAAAATGGAGACAAAATATTGCATCGGAATCGAGTTCATTTCCGTTGGCGTTGTCCCAAAATTGAAATGAAGAAGCCGCCCGAAGGCGGCGTTATTGAATTGCTGCCTCAGTGGCTAGACTTGTGTATCACCGCTGAGTGAATAGATTTTGTTACTGATGTTGGTCAGGACAACTTTTGTACCTTGACCGGCAAGTGAGCGCAAACCGTTCCGACTCCGAATGGCGCCGCCGCCATCAATGGCGAAGGTAACAATCGCAGCAGGATCGTTGTTTACCCACTCCAAGCCAAAACCTTTCGGAAGGTTGATGGGAGCCGTAACCGTCATCGTAGTGGAGTTTCCAGTCCAATATACCTTTCGCCCATTCCATGAGGCGTCAAGGCGGAAGTTCGCCGTAGACGATAAGAGGAACGCCCCCCCAGTCAGATTGCGGCAATTATTAAAGCCCCAATTCCCCGATATGTCTTGCGTAAAATTCGATGCACCGTTGTAGGTAAGACCGATCTCCGCGTCTCGGCAGACCAGTGCAGTGCCTAACGAGTTTGCGGGCGGTACATTTGCGACGGAGTAGCTGTAGGACGTCATGATTTCGGCAATGTGCGCTTGGCATCCCCGCGTTTTTGCAATGTAAATTGCGCACACGTTTCCATACGCTTCGGCATCCAACTGCCCGAAGTCAGAATTTTTTATGACGCAACCAGCAGCCGACTTGATTTCAATTGCCGGATATCCGGAGATACGTCCTGTGTAGGTATTCGAACTAGTCGGCGTGACCGGCACTGTATCGTAGGGGCTTTCACCAAGAGTAATTGTCTGCGCCTGCGTGTCTCGGCTAAGCACGAAGTAGGCTATGCCAGCCGTAAACCCGGCAGGCGCAACGTCCCAGCCTACTGGCATTCCTATCTGGCACAGATCAAATTGCCCCGCATTTGTGACCGAAAGCGTCGAGCTGAGATTGGTCGTCGTAATACTGATAGGATCGGGCGTTCCGGATGCCTGATACCGATTACCTTGCAGCCTGCCAGAAACCTTAATCTGATTCAAGTTTGGCGCACTTCCTCCATTGGTCGGGCCGGCGCACTCAATGACCACTGAGCGATTCTTGCGATTCTTACAGTAACTATAAATTTCACCTTCTATTGTGCTGTTACCAGGCAGCAGAACATTCGAATCCAACATATTGCCGAGACGAATTCCCCCACCAGACGTCAATTGTGTCGAGGTGTAGATATTCCGGAAAGTGCAGTGTTGGAAGTTCTTAAAGTCGAACTGGTAGTCGCCGGTCTGGTCGAAGGCATATAGCTCGTCGAAGCGGCACCAGAGCGTACCCATGGCGCGCATAGCGCCTATATCAATCGCCCGCAGACCACCCACAAAAGTTATGCCATAGATAGTGACATTAGTCAGGCCAAACGTCGCGGAGTTAGCCTCGTTATTTGCCTTATCGACGTTATTGAAAGGAAATCCAGTTACACCAGCGCTTAGATTGAAAACCGTGCCGCCTGCGACCGAAAAATCAGCATCCGGAACATTGCCCGTGAACTGCAATGTAGGCGGAACGGCTATGTGGCTGACACCCGAGATCAGCGGATGATTGCGTGAGACGGCATACGGCGCTGCAAAGTAGCGTACGCGCCCAGGCTTTCCAGAAGCAACTACCTTTGCGATCGCAGCGTCGATTCCGTCCGACGTAAGCGGATAGGCCATTACATCGAGGCCACCAAGAATCGTTCCGCCAGGCGCAATCAAGTTCAGTCCATCGGATGCCCACTTTGCAAGGCGGAGGATGATTGCGTACTTAATGAATTGGCCGAAACTCATTGCTTCACCCAATCCGTTTCGCCGGTCAAATTACCTGCGGTGTAGCTGAAGGTCTTCAGGTACACATTGGCATTGACTGTCCAGGTGTCAGTGGTCAGATTGCCGCTGCCATCGTACCCATATGCATGCGTACCGCTTCCCAGGTCAGGAAGTCCGACAGGATTGACCACAGCGACCATTTGGATTCGCAGGCTTGGATCATCCGGATGAACGTATCCGGCGCCGGAGTTATTGACGACTGATTTGACCATGATTTCCTTTCTTACGATTTTTCATCGTTTTGTGCCGACGCTGGAGCGGCCGGCGGATTCTTAGCCACATTGGCGTAGTCAGACGAGAAGACCAGTCCCTTTTCGCCGGAAGCGATGCGGTGCGCGTTAATCTGCTCCAGCACGTCGCGGGGGTTGGCGCCACGCTTGCGCATCACTTCGACCTCGCTCGCGAAGCCGGCCTGCACCAGCGCCAGCCAGGCATTCGCCTCTTTCAGCGGGTCGATCCAGGGCATGGACTGCCCGACGAATAGCGCATCATCTGCGCTATCCGGATCGACATCGCGCGGGCGCGGAACGACACCCGACAGGTGTGCCGTCAGCACAAAATCCTGCCAAACTGGCTGCACGTATTGGCCGACGAACTCGTCCGTCAGCACGGCGTAGTGCACCCACTGCTCTACCAGCTCCTGGCGCTGGGCTGAGTAGGTGCCGTCGTAGTCGCGCGCCAGGCTGGAGTAGCTCGCGCCAACTCCGGCCGCGACGGCGCGCAGCTGGCCGCCACGGAAGGTGATCAGGTTCGGATTGGGGCGATTCGAATCGATCATGCCGATCTCTTCGCCGGGAGACAGACCAGTGATGATCATCCCAGGCGCCATGCCAAGTTCAGGTGCAGTACCGGGCGGTGTCGTCGAAGCACCTGCAAATGACGCGTCACCGTACATGTCCGGTGATCCTTTCTTGACGTATGCGGTCAGCGATGCCGCCACCTTCGCGGCGATGCGTTCGCTTTCCTCGTAATCCTTGATGTCCTCCAAGCGCGTTATCACGCTCGCGAACAGGGTCACGCCGCGCATCTGCCCGATCCGATCAATGGAGGCGATATGGTGCATGCGCTCGGCCGGGATACGCTTGACTTCCATGCTGGCCTTCGACCAGCTGCTGCCCGACGGGAATTCCTTGTAGCACCAGAACGCGGTCGGCCGGCCCCAGGTGTTGCGCTCGATGCCCTGCTGTATACCTCGGCTCAGATCGTGGTAATCCATCGGCACCAGGTCCGGTTCGATAAGCTCCAGCGAATACGGCACGCGAGTGCCGTGATCTAGAAACGGGACGGTACCCATCAGGCGTTGGGAAAAGCACTCGCCGTCGCGGAACCAAGTGTTGCACACCAGGCGCTGCACCTTCGCCCAATGATGGCGGTGGGTTACCTCGGGCGTCAGACACCAGTCGCGGTAGGCGTTGCGCAAGGCTTGCGCGTATTCCTCGTGAATGGTGCCGTCAGCGCGCCGCGGCTGCGGCTCGATGCCGATGCCATTGGGCCCGATGACGTTGTTGACCAGTGTCCGCAGCGCGCCGCGCGCGATGTCGTGGTTTTGCTCCAGGTTGCGCGCCAGGGCACGCAGCGTGACGGCGCCCTGCTGCACCTGGGCGTCCGGCGATCGAACATCCTTCGTGCCCCGGCGCAGGCGCGATGGCTTGGCCGCCTCGTACTGATTGAGGACGCGCCTGGCCTGCATGCGCTGCAGGCCCGCCATCGGCGAGAAGAAGGAGATGATGCGATCGAACGTATTGAGCTCGACCTTCGGCGTGGCGCCCATGATCAGCCCTGGCCCGAGAAGTTGGCCAGCATGAAGCCTACCCCGGCGATGGTTGGCTGGCCTGCGCCGGTGCCCGCCTCTTGCGCCACACGCTGCTCCCATTCCTTGCGGCCGGCGACAACCATGTCCAGGTCTTCCATCCGCAGGCGGCGGTCACCCAATGAAACTTCCTTCCCCTCAAGGATGGAGACCTCGGCGGTGAGGTATTTCGCAAGCATGTCGGTGGCGGTGGTCATGGGGCATTCCTAATATGGATACCCCACCTTACCGGCCACCGAGTCTCATTTCTAGGGAAAATGGAGACTGTCGATTCGCCGCCTATCCGCCGCGCAGAATCTTGTAGAACTGGCCGCGGCTGATGTTCCAATAGGCCTGCAGCTCGCGGCGGTTGACCATGTTGTACCGGGTGCGGATATCCCGGGCGCGCGCTTCCACGTCGACCGCGACTTTCTTGACATACACCGCCTGGCCGCCCCAGTCTAGACGCAGCTTCTCCTCCAGCGCCTTCTCCGCCTCGGCGGACACGATGGTGCCGCCGAGGACCTGCCGCACCTCCTCGATCATCGCGCTCACGATGTCGCCCCGCTGGTCCTGCATCATCGGAACCCCCTGCTCGCCCAGTCATCGGAGGCGAATCGATTGCCGCCGCGGCTTTGTTCTTGCTGCGGTACTGGCGCCCGGGCCGGCGCCGTAGCTGCAGGAGGCGACGGCTCAGGCTTGACAGTTTCGCTGATCGTCATCGGCTGGCTGAACAGGTCGCCGATGGCGGGCTGTACTTCCGCCTCCAACTGGTCCCAGAACTTCGCCGTCTTCTTCGCCAAGTCCAGGTGCGTTTCGAGCCATACGAGGTACACCGTGCAATCCCATGCTTCCACGCGCTTGCGCAGCGCCGTCCAGCGCGATTCCTTTCCGTGGGCGGTAGCTCGCTCAACGCGAGCCTCACCTGCCATTTGCTTGAAGAATTCATCCGTCGCGTCCTTTGAGAAATGCATGTAGCCCGGGCCGGAGCGCTCGATGCCGAGGCGGCCGAAGATAAGGTCCTTAGCCAGGTTCGTGCCAACCTGCCACAGCTTCAGGCCGCGCTTGCGGGTTTTGCCGCGCCAGTCGATGTCCACCAGCGACACGCCGTCCTTGATGTGCTTCTCCCGCCCCGACCGGCCGCGCACAGCGAAGACCTTCTTGTCGGTATGCGCGTGGACGAAGCTGTAGACGGCCTGCGTGTTGTGACCTTGGGTGTCGATCGCGCATGCGTGGATCTTCAGCTTCGTGCCGGCGACGTGCGGGAACTCGGTCTCGAACAGGTACTCGGCCACGTCCTGCCATACCTGGTCGTCGTTCGGATTGCCGTAGAAGATTTTGTGGTCGACCTGCCAGGTTTCACAGCCCCGGCCGTAGGCCCGAACAGTGATCTCGATCCGGTTGTCCTGCGTGTCGCCGCCGGCCAGCAGCAGCAGGCCGCCGCGCGGCACGGTGCCGAAGACGTGCGGGTCGGCGCGATCCTTCAGCTGGTCGGCGTCGGTCTTCTCCATCTCCAGCGCCCACGGCAGGCCCAGCGTGGTGTTCGTGAACGTCTTGAGCTTGGTGATGTCGCCCGTCAGCGCCTTCTCGAACGCCTCCAGGAATTCCTCGACCAGGTTCGCCCACGTGGCGACAGGGCTATAGGCGGTCCACACATGGAAGGCGATGTGATCGAGCGGTGCGATCACGGCGCCTGCCGCGTTGCGGAAAATGCCGGCGCCGTCGATGGTGATGCTGCCGTCGGCATTCTGCCAGCGGCCCAGCTCCGCCACGGCAAGGTACTCCGCTTGGGTGATCAGCAACGCGCATTCCGGGTTCGGGCACAAATGCCGGACCGAAGCCGAATCGCCGGCGAGCCACTTGAAGCCCGTACTGTCGTCTTTCTTTCCCCAAGCGAGGGAATGGAACATGCCGCAGCTCGGGCACGGGATCGCGTACTTGAATCGCTCGTCGGCGGCGTTGTAGCGGTCCTCTATCAGCGAGAAGCCGGACAGTTTCGGGGTCGACCCGGTGACCATCTTGGGGAACGTGGCGCCCTCGACGCGCTTGGCCGCCAGCTTGTCCGGCGAGCCTTCCTTCTCGATGTCGCGCAGGAATGCGTCGAGCTCATCCAGGAAGGCGACGTCGACCGAGATCCTGCGGTACGCGCGCGCAGCAGTGCCGCCGCGCGTGTGCAGCAGGCAGCCCAGGAACTTCTTCTGCGCCAGCGTGTTGTCCTTGTGGCGCGCCATGTGGGCCGGCATCGCCTTGCTCATCACCTTGACGTCGCGCAGCATGGTATCGAGCTCGGTCTTGACAAACTCGTCGTTGTCGCCGTCGGTCGGCTGCCAGAGCGCCTGGTTACGGCGCTTGTGCTCGGCGAAGTAGCCGATCGCCGCCAGCAGGATTTTCGTGTAGCCGACGCGGGCCGACTTCATGAAGTCGATGAAACGGATGTCGTCGTTGCTGATGCAGGCCATGATGGCGCGCTGGAACGGCCACGGCCGCCAGTCCTGCTCCACGTACGACGATTCCTTCGACAGGTAGAAATGCTCGCGCGACCACTCCTCCAGCGTCATCGGCGGCGGCACTCCAAAGCTGCCCAGCCCACGCGCCAGCGTGGAAGCGAGTTCCTGCGACTGCCAGTTGACGACCTCGTACATGTTGCTCACGGATCGATCTCCTCTTCCTGGATCTCGTCGTCGTCACCGGCGGCGCCCTCATCGTCGCGCAAGTCGGCCAGCGACATGGCCGCCACGATGTTGCGCACGCGCGCGATCTCACCGGCGATGGCCGAAATCTCCTCGGCCGGCAGCGACGGCACGCGCCGCCGCACCGAGCCCGGGATCGCCTCCAGGATGCCTGCGATTTTCGCACCAGCTTTCGACAGCACCTCCTCGAGCAGCGCCACCGGCGCCAGCTCCTTTTGTGTGACCGCGTTCTGCAGCGACACGCGGATCCGCTGCTCGCGGGCAAGGCCGGCGCGCTCGGTGGCCAGGTCCAGTTCGCCGTTGGCGGCGCGGCCGGCGGCCTGCTCGCGCAGGTGCGAGCAGTATGCGTGGAGCAGCTGCTGGCCGGGCACGCTGGTGTCCAGCACGCCGCGCCCAACCAAGTTGCCGACGGCTTGCTGGCTGACGCCGACCAGCGCGCCGAAAGCGGCCTGTGTCATAGGCTGTGACAGGTCAGGTCCGGACAACACAACCCCCTGGGAATGCACCTGTGACTAGCGCGGCGTCAGGGTTCGAATTACCCCTGACAGGAAGGGCTCGGGAGTACCTTGGCAAAACATTTCCATACGACACTATGTTGCATCCAAGTATTACCTGTTGAATGATGGCTTGCTCTAGCAGCAACTTTTCTGCGAGCCGGCGGGGCAATGGGACAGCGGCGTACTGCTGGACGGTGTAGTTCATCGTGCGCTCCCCACGGCTTCGACATAGGCCTTGGCGAACTCGTCGGCGAACTGGTTCTTGACGGTCTGCTCGACCACGTATTCGAAGTCGTAGATGGCCTCGTAGACGGCCGAGCGAACGAACAGCATCACCGGCTTGATGGCCGTGCCGCCGACGAAGCTGACGCGCTGGTAGATGCCCAGCGGCAGGCGGTCGCCCGGCCGGCCAACGAAGTAGGCGAAGCCCTGCACACGCTTGTTGCCGCGTGCCAGACGCGCCCTGCCCTTGTCCGTCATGTTGGCCTTGTAGCCCATCTCAGGAAAGGCGCGGAAGAAGGCGAGGATCTGCACGATCTGCCCTCTGCTCATGTTGCCGTAGCTGTCCAGCTTGGCCGCCTTGCCGGGCACGGCGCGGTAGCCGACGGGCATGGCGCCGGCGGCGGTCAGCGCCTTCTCGAACCGCTTGAGCTGCCGCTGCCCGCCGCTCACCTGGGCAGCCAGGAACTTGGACGCAGGCACGGCCTTGGTCGCATCGTCCTTCAGCTTGACGGTGGCCTCCAGCCTGGTCTTGGTGGCAGGCTGAACGAACACGCTGTTCAGCGCGTAGGGCGTCGGGTTGCGGAACACGTCGCGCATCTCGTGCACCTCGGCCGCCGCCGCCTTCTGCGCGGTGCGCGTCAGCGCCACCCTGGTGGCGAACGTGACCTGCTTTTGACCAGCGCTACTGGTTGCGGTTAATGCGGCGATCGCATCCCTCACATCGACTGGCATGCTTCCTCCTTGATGAAACGCTGACCTCTATTCAATGTCCTATTGTCCCAATGTCCTAATGGAAATAAGGGGATAGGTGCGTGCGCGCGCGGGCGCATGTGCGCGCCCCACGTGCACATGCACACACACGCATACGCATGCACGCACACACGCGCAAGAAAACACGTTAGGACATTGGGACATTGGGACATTGGGACATCGGGACGCCAGCCCATTCTTGTCACACGTCCCAATGTCCCGACGTGCACAGTTTGTAAATGGGACATTGGGACCACGGCGTTAGAACGGCTCATCATCACCTCCTGCAGCTGGCGCGCCGCCAGCGCTTTCCGGTCGCTTGTACAGCCACTCCCGTTTTCCCTCAACTGTCTTGCTCGACCTCTGCCGCTTCCACCCGATCTCCGACAGGCATCGACCGACCCGTTGCTGCTCCGGTTTGGTCCACTTGGCAGTGTCCAGCTTGAGGCATTCACCAAGGATCTCGGTCATTGTGGTCTGAGACCGGCCAGCCAGCCAGTTGCGGATCAGCGAGGTGTAGGCGTCGCCGACGTAGCGCTCGTCCTGCTGCTCCTCAAACATTTCCTTCTCCGCCGACGTCGGCCACCACTCGGCACCGTCGCGGAATGCCGCTACCGCTTCGGCCCATATCTGATCCCGATCGGCGCGCAGCGCCTCCAGATCGATCTTGAGCGCCTTCACGGGCCAGTAGCGCCGGTTGCCGGTATCGTCCTTCAAGTACGAGTCGCTGTTCGTGGTGCCGGCGAACAGCTGCTGGCGCGGCACGTCGATCGCACGCTTCCCATACGGCGCCCTGAAGCGGTCAATATACTGGCCAAAGAACAGTTTCGCGCCGGTGGATTCCGCCTTGTTGAAGCTATCCAGTTCGGCAAGCTCGACGATCCACTTTCCCTGGATGACGATATAGGAATCCTTGTCGCCCAGGCGGAACGGCGCGTCGGTGAACCACTCGCCGCCCAGCACCTTGAGCGCCGTCGACTTGTTCAAGCCCTGCTCGCCTTCCAGGATCAGCACGTTGTCGGCCTTGCAGCCGGGCCGGTAGATACGGGCCACAGCGGCGATCAGCCACTTGCGTGCGACCGCCCGGTTATATGGCGTATCTTCGGCGCCCAGATAGTCGATCAGCCAGCGCTGCAGGCGATCCTTGCCGTCCCAGGCCAGCGCATCCAGGTAGTCGCGCACTACGTGGTACCTGTTCAGATCCGCAACCAGGATCACGGCGCCCATCACCACTTCCTGCCGAGGCGCAAAGCCGTACTTCTGCTGCAACCACAGCGTGCAACGCAGATCGTCCTTATCAACCCACGGGCCGACTTCCGCATTAGGGAATGGGGGCAGCTTAACCTTTTGCTCGATGCCGCTGAATTCATCGTAGGCGATGACGCCCTTCCACTGCGGGTGATTCTCCAGCACCAGATAGACGTTCGACAGCGTGGGCAGGATGTTGCCCTTTTCGCTGCGGTTCAAGCGCCACTCCCACTTGTCGTCATCATCACCTGCCGGAACACCCTCGCCGTTACCGGGCCAATCGGGCGGGCCGTCCTCCCCGCCCCCTGCGGCAGCTGATTTCGCGCGCCGCGGTTTCGCCTTCGGCGCCACCGGCGCTGCAGCAGCTGGCGCCACCGCTGCAACCGCGTCCTCGTCATCGGTACTCGACTGGCCCAATCCCGCCATCAGCGCGACAGCCAGTTGCTCCTCGACGGCCACCAACGATTCGTTGACGTGCAGGTCGTTGAAGTCGGACCACTTATTCTCGCCGCGCGCGGCGAAGCGTGGGCAGCTGATCGACGCGTTGCCCACGGCGCGGGCCGCTTCGGTTGCCCGCGCCACGCCGGCGTTAGAAAACGTGCTGGTTTGTACGCGGCGCCCGGCGCGCGAATCGACCGCGATGTACCGCACGCCGCGCGCATCATTCTGCCAGGTGGCAAGCACTCGCACCTTTTCGCCGTCGGCTGCCTGCATCACATGCTCTTTGCCGTCGATCACCAGTTGGCCGTCGATCTTCCATTTGTCGGCCATCCACTTTGCTGCGCGCGCCTCCAGCTGATAGTCGTCGTCGGCGCAGATCAGGATATGGGTGTCTGGATGCAGCTGGCGCGCCATCTGCGCCACCGCCATGATGTTCCCGGCGTTGAACGCGACGAATCCACCGATAGCGCCATTGGTCGCCATGGCGATCGTTCTGGCGGTCGCATAGCCCTCCGCGATGAAGAGGATGGCGTCGCCATCGTTGACGCGGCCGATCGGGCAGCAAGCCCCTTTCATCGCCATGCCGGCGTTGAAGCGCTTATCGCCGTCCGGGGCAATCTTCTGTAGGCCGACTATGCGCGTCGGAGCGCCCGGCTCCAGCACCACCGCCGGCACCAGCATAGTTCCGTCGGGCTGATAGCGAACAGATGGCGCCGTGATCTGCTTGCGCTCGACGTAAGGAGATTGGCCTTCGGCGCTAGCCTGGCGCCACTGCTGGACCGCGCGGTTCGCGGCGTTCGTCGCGGCCTGTGCCTTCTTCGCCGCTTCGGCCAGCTCGATCTGCTGCCGCTTGGCCTCCGCCGTGGCGCGATCCTCATCCGTTACATCGGTCCAGTCCATTGCGATGTGCTGGGTATTTTCTTCATCTCCCTGCCAGTAGCCAAAGGAGCCGCTGATCAGCTGCTGGCCGGTTTTGGTAACGAATTCATGGACCTTATACCAGTACTTACTCTTCGGCCCGTACCGGTGGAACTTGCCGTCTAGTTTGAGTCGTCCGTCCGGCAGCGGCGCGCCATTGGACTCGATCTGAATTATTGCCTGGTCAAGCGTTGCCATTCGACGCCCATTCTGTTTGCTGCATGATGTTCATCAATTCGGTTGGTATTTGGAGAGGTTCAAAACGCAGCGGCCACTGGCGGCGAACTTCCTTTTCCAGCGCAACCACGTACTCCGGTGTTTCTACGACGCGCAGATTCGCGACGAACTGGAGACGCGCATCCTTCTTTGCCATCTGCACGATGCGGCGCGCCTGGTTGAAGCGCGCCCATTCGAGCGGCATCTTGGAGACATGCCTCTCGTTGACCAGGTCCTCGGTCGGGTTGGCACGGATGCGGATGCTCATGCGCGCGGATCGACCAGGCCGCCCCATGCACGCAGGTCGGCCACAGGTGTGCCGAATACCTCATGGATGCGTAAGATCACCGTCGGTCCGACCACCATGCGCAGGTTGCGCACCTTGCTGATCACTGCCGGTGAAACTTTCAGGGCCCGGCTCAGGGCCGCATCGTTCTTCAGGCGATATTTGTCGAGCAGCATGTCGATCAGATAGTTCGGGCCAGGTGTGAATATGGTCATGGGTGCGCTCTCCAGTTGGTCAGGTGGCCGTGGCAGGCAGTACAGCCGGTGGTCGGCAGTAGACACGGAACATGGTCCCCATCAGCTCCGCCATGGTCTTGTGCATGCTCTGCTCGATGTGCTCCAGCTCGGCCCGCTCACGCTTGTCGATTTCGCCGTCGGCGATCGCGGCGGTATATGTCGACGACAGCTCACCGATCTCGGCATAGAGCTCATGAAATTTCGCCATCAGATCGTGGCCATCCAGCGGGCCGGCATCCGGTAGCTGGATGAATACGCCGCCAGACGCCGCCGCTACTGCCTCAGCGAACAGCGTCGTACCCGAATACGCCTGGATCATCATCGCGAGCGGGACTCGCATGCCGTGGCCATTCAGCTCGTACACGCGCGCCTCCAGAGAAGCGCGCTTCATATCCAACGTGGCCGCCGTACCGTTCCAGCCATGGACCTTGATCATGCCTTGGTAGGCCTTCGTAAAATCGCTCATAGGTATTTCCCTTCGGTCCTTACGTTGTTAACCGGATGCAGCACGCCTACCATTGCCACATCAATAAAATTGCTAAATAGGATCAAGGACCCGAGATGCGCTACTATTTCCATTCGACAATCTCAATGACAGCGCAAAGGAATCTCCATGGACTTCTCAACGATCAGTGCGGCGGCGTCCTCGATCAGCATCGCCAAGGATCTGCTTCGCGCAGTCGTCGGGATTCGAGATTTCAACGAGATCGCGCTGGCTGTCTCCAAGTTGAACGACCAACTCCTCAACGCCCAGGACTCCCTGTTCAAGCACCAGACCCAGCTGCTTGCCCTGCAGGAGCAACACTTCGAAACCACACAGAAGTTGCGAAAAGCGGAAGAAGCCCTCGCGGAGCGCGGTCGCTATTCGCTGTTCGCGCTCTCCGAAGGCGTCATGGTGTATCGAGTGAATCTCACCCCAATGGATGGCCAAGTGGGAGATCCAGTCACTACGGAGCCGCTCCACTACGTTTGCCAACCTTGCTTCGACAAGGGGATCAAGGTTGTGCTGCAGCGGATCGACCACTCCCTCTCGACTACTCATTTTTGCTCCAATTGCAGACAGAACTATTTAGAAACAACGAAGCCATACACGCCGCCGCATCGCCCGCCACCCAGCACGCGCTGGTAGAAATTCGTGGAAGCTCAATAGCCATCACACCTATATGGGTTCCTACCGACTATGCGCAGCGAGCGCGTTCCGCCAACGTAAGCAAGCGCACTTGTTTTGCCAGCTTGCCGACTTGGTCGCGCAATACAGTGACCTCTTCGACAAGCGCTCGCTGCTCAGCCATCCCTGCTCGTAACACGCGTGTTTGCTTACCTCGCCAGATCAACCGTTTTAGCGGTGTGTGCATTTCGTTCCTTCAACAGGGTAGATGGGCCGGGCTCGCGCCTTTAGCGGGAGCAGATGGATCTGATGGTGTCGTGGGAACGCCATAGGCGAGCGCAAGAGCGGAGAGTCCGTTGACCACCTTGGCTGACGGGTTTCGAATTCCAGTGCGGCCGGTTTCTAGGTCGCTAACAGAAGATTGTTTGATCCCTATCGATTCACCGATTTGGGTCTGCGTCAAACCAGCCCTTCGCAGGGCCGATATAGTGAATGGAATATTCATGCAGGCAATTATAGGAATTCCGGTACTCCACGTCAACCGGTATTCCGGTATGCACTGTTGCGATAATACCGATATGACGATAGGTGACCGACTTAAAGAAGCCCGAAAAGATGCCAAGCTGACGCAGATCGACTTGGCTAAGCGTTCTGGCGTAAAGCAGAGCACTATCTCTGATCTGGAAGTAGGCAATACGAGAGGCACTACCAACATCGCCCAGCTCGCGAGCGTGCTTAGTGTTAGTGCGCTTTGGCTTGAAACGGGCAGAGGAGATAAAAGCCCGAAGAGCGTTCAGCCAGAAATCGCTTTGGCGCCAGCACAGGCCCAAGCTGAACCTGCACTTCAGTGGATTAACGCAGAAGAAGCTCGCCTACTTTCGAACTATCGGGCCGCTACAGCCGGCTGGAAGGGCGCTATCCAGGACTTTGCCAACAACGCAGAGAAGGATCCACTAGTCCGCATTGCAGACAATAAGTCGTAACCGCGGCGCTGCCGGGAACGCCTTAGCAACGGACTCAAGCATGGCTGCCGCATATCTCTTCTGATCCTCGTTCATAGCACGCAAGGCGGCTATAGCACGGTCTTCAAGTCGGGCCTCATGATCGGGTCTCAAATTTGGCATTGGGGAAGTCGTGTTTAAGCTGTAGATCACAGAGTTTTACACAGAACACCCCTCCAAAATATAACCAATATTCACAATATTGAAATCTTTTGGAATCAGCAGGATTTGGGCTGAATCGAGTTCGTGGCCAGAGGAAGCGAAGTCTTCACTTCTTGGGCTTTCGGTTTGTTTTCGAGACCAGCTGGAATTTTTGCGCTTTGCTTTGGACATTCTCCTTGGCAATTCGTTCAAGCAGCGCGACCATATATCGCCGGCGCTCCTCATCCATACTCCTCAACGCAATTATCGCCCTGGTCTCGTCCTCGTCAGAGGCAGGGTCATCTTCAGCCATTGTGGCTCCTCGCAAAAAATGAAGTAAAGATTACTTGCAAGGCATACAACAAGCGTTCCAACATAGCAATCAATACCGTCCCATAATAGCACTGTTCGGTACATCTGCTACGAAGCGGCCGCGGTGCTCGGCTCTATTCTAGGCGCAATATCCAGTTTCTACCATGGAAACAGTTTTCACCGCTTTGGTGTTGTCGCCGCCAAAATCCGGCGATGAAGAAACCGCCCCCTGAAAAAGTGTTGCAGGTTGACTACGTTCAGTCAGCACTTCGTATGCCAGTTGATCTCCGCAACGAGCTGAGGAGAGCCGCTGCGCAAAATGGTCGAAGCATGAACGCCGAAATCCTTGCGCGGTTACAGGCATCTCCTTCGGAAGCCATCCTTGCAGAGCTGGCCGACTTAAAGAAGCTGGTTCAGCGCATCCTAGACCGCGACTAAGCATCAGCACAAAACAGATCAAGGCCGAGAAAATATCGGTTTTCCCTAGCCGCGCAAAAAAATACCGGAATACCGGTTGACTATAAATACCGGAATACCCATAATTCATTCCATCACAACATGTTGATGGAGGTCTACTCCATCACCTACGAGGATGGAGCAAGGCGGATGAACGCGAAAAATACCCTGAAGATGATCGACCAGCGCCTCGCCGATGCGCGCGCGTGGTACCCGACTGACGCCGCTGCTCGCGCTCAGGCGTTCATCTCGCTGCTCGCTGCGGACTTCAAGATCCACGGCGAGCCTGTCGGCGATCGCCTGGCTGACCTGGTCGCGACCGATGCAGGGGCAGCGTCGTGAGCGCCACGGAGCGCCTCGCAGCGCTGGATGCGCTGACCGATGCCGATACCAAGGCGATCAGCACCGCCTTGTTCTTCTACATCCGTGACGCACAGCACAACCTTACAACCGGCGGCGATGCTGCCTTCTGGAGGCCACTCGTCGACGACGCAAGCGCTGCGCTCGACCGCATCACCTCCATTCGGATCGCCTCATGAGCGCCTACACCGTCACCGTTCGCACCGCGCTGGCCAGCACCACGTACACGGCCATTGCGCGCACCAGCGGTGAGGCCAGCGCGGCCGCCGCTGAGATCTTTGCCGACACCCCGTGCGGCATTTCCGTCCACCCGCTGTAACCACGAAAGGAAAGACCATGAGCAAACCGCTCGATGTAGAAGTGCGCCGGCCGGCCGCGGCCAAACTGGCCACCAAGTTCCAACAGGCCGGCATGTCGTTCGACGATGCAGTTGTCCGCGCCAAGCTGGTAGTCACCGAAGGCAGTCGCAACCGTACGCCGAATCCGGCGCAAGGTGGCGCCCTGTTCATCCATGGCCCGCAGGGCTGCGGCAAGACCCGCAACGAAGCAGCGCTGTGCAAATTCTTCGGCAAGCGCAAGGCTGTCGACTACGACAGCACTCAACGCACCTACGCCAACAACCTGATCGTGTTTTCGAACGTGCCTCTGCCCGGCTCGATGCCGTTCAAGACCGCGATGTCGCGCGCGGGCCTGAAAGCATGAACACGACGGCCTGGAGCGAGCTGGGCGGACTATTGCGTATCCATGTTCGCGGACTTCAAATCGACGCGCAGCGCGGGAAAGGCGGCGTCATAAACCTTGTCGTCCGCGCACACAAGCATAAGCGCAGCTTGGTGGGGTGCGTTCGCCAGCACATTGCGGACGCGCTGTACCGCGTTGCTGACCGATGCCACTCCAGCAAATATGACAGGCGCGGACTGCGGGTAATTGAGCGCGTGGTGGTCCATAACTCGATGCATGACCCGAACGCCGACTTGGCTCAGCTCCGCGTCCTTCGCGTCCCTCGTGATCTTCCCAACGGTGATTCCGACTACCAGACTTTTCTCGCCTACGAGGGTATCGAAGGCCATGAGGACGACCTTGTTGGGCCCGTCGACCAGGTCCTTGTCAGGCTGGCCGGGCAGGAAGGTGCTGACGATTCGCATCGGGGTCTCCTTAAAAAGACCATTGTATTGCAAGACGGATAACCAAAAGAAATTACAACCCTCATGCGAACCATTTTTTACCTCTACCGCTACTACCGACGTCAAGGCGCGACCTGCCTTTGCGCCGCTCGGAAGGCCATTTTCGTCTACAGCAACGGGTTCTAAACCATGGCCAGCGCAGACCACACCGAAGCCGAGCTGCAGCGCGCCTGGCGCGAATGCGCGCTGGTCGGCGTGACGTTCCAGCAGGCCATGGCAAACAGCACCTTGGCGCTCACGATCCGCCTGAAGGCCGATAGCAACCGGCGGCGCCAGGCGCGCGCCGCAAGTGCACGCCAGAACGACCGTAAGTGCGCTGCCGCAAACGATCTCGATTAAAAACCGCAAAGGATTCAACTTGAAAACGCCCTCCCCCATCGTCCGCTTCGATCCCGATGCCGCGCGCGACTTCTCGCCGCTGACCATCGGCGAGCACCAGGTGCGCCGCGCGCGCCTGCCCGGCACCAACTACACGCTCTACAGCACCATGGTCGGCGACGAGATCGCGGGCCGGCAGGTCAGCTATCCGGAGGTCAGCGACTGCAACCGCCACGTGGGCACCTACCACGCGCGCACGGCCGAGGGCCGCCAACGCATGGCCATGCTGGACACCGATCTCCACAACCGTATTGTCGGCATCCTGGGCACGAAAGAAATGGACTCCCGCGATCTCTGCCGGATGTTCTTCAAGACGTCGACGGTTATGGCGCCAGTGCTCAACATGCTGGTCACCGAATGCCGAATCATCCGCCGCGGAACCGATCGCCGCCCCATCTTCACCGCGCCGCCAGCGCAACCCCAAGCCAACTAAACGAAGGAGCAATGATGTTCATTGAACTGGAGGCGCTCGCGCGCCGCTGCCCGCTGCTGATCACCGTCAGCGCCGAGGGCGAAAACCTGCGGCTCAGCATCACGCCGACGCCGACCGACAGCAAGGCGAAGCAAGCCATCAACCCGGTGTCGCTGGTCGGTACGGCCGCCGAGCTGGATGAAGGCCTGGCCGAGGCGTTGATCACCTGGCAGGCGCCGAAGAAATCGCTGCAGGAACAGGCGCAGGCCGCTGCCGGTGGTGAAGGCGCCGCCGCACCAGCTGTTGCAGCGGCCAAGCCCGTGGTCACGAAGGCGGCGCCAGGCAAGCCAGGTCCGAAGCCGAAGACCAAGCCGCCTGCTGGCGACGCGGCGGCCGGCGCCGACGGCGCTGCACCTGGTGGTGGCGATGCCGCTGCTGGCGGCGCGGCGGCCGGCACCATTCCCTCGCCGGCCGGAGCCGCCGAAGACGTGTTCACCCTCGATCTCTTCTA